TAATGGCTATGCTGCAATCAACGCATTAGATATTGCTGGTGGGTTAAATGTAGCTGCTGGTAGTGTATTTGCTCAATATGACAGTAATCCTACACTAAGTGGCACTGCTAACTTTAAATTCTGGACTTTGAGACAAAAAGGTGCAGTAAGTGCCACCGGTGCAATACAAAATCCAACTTTTCCTGGCACTGCTAGTGACTACACATTTGATATTAAAGCTAGTAGCCCAGGCCAAGCAACACCAACAACTTACAGTGTAACCCTAGGTGGTAATGATGCCGCTGACTTTGTGTCTGCTGTACTTGCACAAAATATTCCTTACCTATCAGCTAGTATTGTAGATGGATATATTAAGATATCACATGCAGCTGGCGGTATAATCGAATTAATTAATACAGGCGGAGCTAATAATGCAATATCTTCTGCTGGATTCACTACTAGTGTTTTAAATGTAACATCAGGTTTGGTAGGTACCAGCACTAGTATTGTTATTAGTAATTGGTACAATACTAGTTACTATCACAGTTTAGTGGCCCCATTTAGTGATCCTGCTGATGGTACACTATGGTATTATCAAGATCCAACAGATGTTGATATAATGATAAATGATATTGATCCTACGACCGGCCGTCCGGCCTGGAGAGGTTATAGAAACATTAATGTTGATGCAAGAGGATATGATTTGACTCAAACCAGTTCAGGCGGTGTGTTGGTTAGTGCCAGCGAACCAGTAGCAAATCATGATAATTTACCTTTGCAACCAGGAGATTTGTGGTTAGACACTAGTGATCTTGAAAAATATCCGCGTATCTACAGATATGTTGGTTTAAATCGTTGGGCTCTAATTGATAATACAGATCGTATTAGTCAAAATGGTATCATATTTGCTGATGCACGTTGGGCTGTGTCCGGTTTAATTGATCCTATTAGTGATATATTACCGAGCACGAAAGGTTTATTAACCAGTGATTATTTAGATCTTGATGCTCCACAAGCTGCACTATATCCGCGTGGTACATTGTTGTTTAACACAAGACGCAGCGGTTATACTGTTAAGAAGTTTGTAGCAGATTACTTTAATCTAGATAGATTTGGTAACTCGGCAATACTACCAACAGTGAGAAATGCTTGGATCAGCCAATTGAATTTTGATTCACAAGGCAATCCATACATGGGACATTATGCTCAACGCAGTCAAATCGTTGAAGCTATGAAAGCCACCTTAGATGGTAGTACAGCAGCTCGGGAAGAATCATATGCTTATAACATTATTGCAGCTCCGGGTTATCCAGAATTGATTCCAAACTTAGTTGCATTGAATAATGATCGTAGTAATACAGCATTCATTATCGGTGACACACCAATGAATCTGAAAAATACCACAAATGATTTTGTAGAGTATAGTAACTTTAGTGCAGTCACAGCAAGTCCTTATCTAGCTTTATACTATCCAAGTGCATTAACAAATGATTTGAATGGTAATGAAATTGCTGTGCCAGCTAGTCATATGATGTTACGTAGATTCCTATATAACGATCAAGTTGCGTATCAGTGGTTCGCCCCAGCTGGTACACGACGTGGTTTAATAGATAATGCACTGGGCATTGGATATGTTGATTATAAAACCGGAACATTCTTTAGAGCAGGGTTGAATAATGCTCAGAGAGATACATTATATGAACAAAGAATGAATCCAATTACATTGATTCCTGGTGTTGGACTTGTTGTTTATGGTCAGAAAACTCGTCAGTCAAGTAGTGCAAGTACAGGTAGTGCATTAGGATCTGGTACAGCGTTAGATCGTGTTAATGTTGCACGTATGGTAAATTACCTAAGAACAATATTAACTGGTGTAGCTAATCAGTTCTTGTTTGAGCCGAATGACAAAGTCACTAGAGATCAAGTTAAGCAATTGATTGAAAGCATTTTAAATGATCTTATTGCTAAACGTGGTTTATATGATTACATTGTTGTCTGTGATGAAACTAACAATACGTCTGAAAGAATTGCCAGAAATGAATTGTATGTAGACATAGCGGTAGAACCAATGCGTGCCGTGGAGTTCATCTATATTCCAATTCGTTTAAAGAATCCTGGTACAATTTCTGGCACAGCAACGACTAGTATAACTGCTGGATAAGGCGAGATTTTTGGTCACGGAAATAGATAAATAATTATATAGAATATCAGGAGATTAAAATGGCAGTTGCCTCTCTAAGTAGATTTACAGTACCGTTAAGAACAAACCAAAGTGCTAGTACTCAAGGTTTGTTAATGCCCAAATTGGCTTATCGTTTCCGTGTTACCTTTGAAGGTCTTGGAGTGGTAGGGACCAACACTGTGGAACTTACAAAACAAGTACAAACTTTCACTAGACCTCAAGTTAGTTTCGAGGATATTAATGTACATGTTTATAACAGTGTGGTAAGATTAGCTGGCAAACATACTTGGGGCGATGTCACTTGTTCAATTCGTGACGATGCCAGTGGTCAAGTTGCCAAGTTAGTAGGCGAACAGTTACAGAAACAATTTGATTTTATGGAACAAAGTTCGGCTGCTGCTGGTGGTGATTATAAGTTCATTACACGTTGTGAAATTTTAGACGGTGGAAATGGTGCTCATGAACCACAAATCTTAGAAACTTGGGAATTGTATGGTTGTTACATCAAAGAAGCAAATTATCAAGAACTTAATTATGAAACCAATGGTCCGGTCACAATACAGTTAAGTTTAAGATTTGATAATGCTTTACAAACACCAATTGGCACTGGTATCGGTACAGATATTGGTAGAGCCATTGGCCAAAACGTAACGTTATAATTATTATAATGTACAACAAAAGGACCCAAAACGGGTCCTTTTTTTATGATAAATAAGATTAAATGGCTACAATACTTTCTAACGCTGTAAATTTCTTAGGCAAAACCCTTAAGCAAGCTCTCACGCCTGACAATTTGAGAGACTATAGGCATGCTAATAAGTTGTTTGTTGGTAGTAATTTTAGGCTTAATCCCAAGAACAATTTTTTATTTTATGTTTACTTTGATATAAATGATAGCATTGCCAGTAATTATGTTAGCCAGAAAAATAGTAGAACTGAAATTGGGTTAATGTGTAAAACAGCAGATCTACCTAAGTTCACAGTAGACACTAAAATGTTTAATAGTTACAATAGACCAAATATTGTACAGAGTAAAATTCGATTTGATCCTGTCGGTATAAGTTTCCACGATGACAATGCCAATGTAGTTAGAAACTTTTGGTATGATTATTATACCTATTATTATAGGGATAGTGATTATGCACAAGCAACTTATGGTCTTGATTACAAATACCAACCTCAAACTTCGGGAAAATTTGGTTATAGTAAAAGACGTGAAAACCAACGCCCATATTTGAGATGTATTAGATTGTATAGCCTACACCAAAAAGCGTTTAGTGAATATATTCTTATAAATCCTATCATAAAAACATTCAAGCATGGACAGCATAGCAACAATGGTGAAAGTGGTATAATGCAACATGATATGGTAATAGAGTATGAGAATATCCTATACAGCGATGGTTATGTTACTGTAGATAATCCAATTGGTTTCGCCACGTTGCATTATGATTTAACAGCAAGTCCATTGGGTCAAGCCGGTAGTGTTAAAAGTATATTTGGTCGTGGCGGATTAATGGATACAGCAGGCAGTGTATTATCTGATCTTCAACAAGGTAATTTTTTGTCTGCTGCATTTAAGGCTGCAAGAGGTATTAACGCAGCTAAAGGTATGAATCTTAAAAAATCTTTTATATCTGAACTAACCAGTATCTATACTCAAGAAGCTAGTGCCGCTATTGTTGGTGCAATTAACAACAATATGACTCCTAATAGGAATAACGGTTACACTGTACCTACTGTGGGTGGGGTGTCAGGAGCTGTCAGTAATAGGTATACTGGTATAGAATCAACAACTAGTGTAGCAGCATTAGCAGGTGCTGCCTTATTGCTCAATAGCACACCTATAATCAATAAAAATACTACAATCAGACAAAGCAATGCTGTACCACCACCAAGTAATTATAATCCAAGATTGCCGGCTAATCCAGGAGCTAGCTATCCAGAGTCGCAAAATTCAGAATTAATTTTAGCCAATAATAGACCAGTTGCTAGACAGCCCAACGACTCATCTCAAAAGTTTGATGCAACTGAGCGTAGATTATCCTTAGATCAATCCATAGCAAATGCAACTAAAAAAATTACTAGTTTAAATGATGATCTTTCTACAGCACAAAAACAATTTGCTACAACTAATTCCCAAATAAGCAATCTTAATACTAGACTTAGTGCCGCACAAGCTGCTACACCTCCAATAGGTGTAAACGTTACTGCTTGGAACGCAAACAAAGAAATTGTTGTTAACGATCTTAAATTACAAATACAACAGGCTACAAGCCTTAGAACAGTGGCATCTAATATTAGCTCTGGTCTAACACAATCTATAAAAGATGAAACCTTAGTACTAGAAAGTTATTCTAGAGAGAGGAGGTCATTGGATTGATTCCTAATAATTTAACTTCTACCAATACTGGTATTAACTTAACTTCCAGTGGGGGTGTTTTTTTTAATAATTATCTACAACCATCGTTTTCAGTCAGCAGTAATGTAAATGATGCAGTAATAGGATATTTTGAAAAAATAACACAAAATAAAGAAAGTGCTAAAATAATGGCTAGTGCAGTAATTTATACTAGTCTAGCCCAACGTGTTGATCCAATGGCAATAATGGACAAGTTTAGAGCAATGGATCAAGAGGAAATGAATACCTTTGTTAGTATGTTTTTGAATTTGAATCGAGTAGGTACTAGTTACTTAGGTATCCATTCTAGGCCTAAAATCAGCAAGTACGTACAACGAGCAATATTGCCATGAGCAAGTATGCACAAGGAAAATATACTGTAAAAAATAGGGAAAAATATGTAGGTCGTAAAGAACCCACATATCGCAGTAGTTGGGAATTTAGTTTTATGTTGTTCTGCGACAATAATCCTAATGTAATACAATGGGCCAGTGAACCATTTATGGTGCCTTATAGAAATCCTTTTACAGGTAAAAACACTATATATGTTCCAGATTTTATGATGGTATATGTTGATAAAGATCAGCAAAAACATGCAGAAGTGGTAGAAGTAAAACCCAGTAAAGAAATTAGTATGGAAAATGCACGTAGTACAAGAGATCGTGCAGCAGTTGCATTAAACATGGCAAAATGGCAAGCTGCACAAGAATTTTGTAAACAGTATGGCATGCGTTTCAGAGTAGTCACCGAATCCGATATATATCATAACACTGCTCGTCGTCGCTAAATAGTCTTATGACCAAGCGACTTGAAGAACTATTTAACTTACCCGAACCTCAGGATGATGAACCCACAGAAGTAATAAATCCTGTTGAATTATTTGCATCACAGCAACAGCAACTTGAAGATGCTGCCACGTTAATAGATAAAATAGATCAAGCATTACCGCAAGTCAGAGATTTAGATTCTGCCGACCAAGAATTAGATGAACTGTCAGACATGGCAAAAGAAAAATTTGAGGACTTAATGAATCTGGGTATGAATGTTGAAGCTAGATTTAGTGGACAAATTCTTCAGACCGCGGGTGTTTTGTTAGGACATGCTATTAC